GACATCGCATTGGAAGCACTGAAATGACCCGCAAGCAACCGAACTCTTGGCGTTCGCTGAACAGGCGCCTGAACGCCATGACCGAAGACGAAGTGAAGGCAGCGCTTGTTGCCGAAATAGACGGCGAACGCCGCGTCACTGTCGTCGAGAGACTGCACCAGCGCTTCAGCGCGCTGCGTGCAACCCGAGAGCGCCTAGAACTGATGACGGAGATACAACGTGAGACTGCTCAATCCATTCCGAACCCCTAGTCCCGAAGAACTCATCGCCCGTGAGCTTGACCAAGCGCGGCGCGGCCTGCTGGAAGCGCAGACCGGGCGCGATTACGCCAACGCAATGGTCATCTACCATGAGACGCGAATCGACCGGCTGCGCGCGCAACTGGAAATGATGACGCAGGAGGAGCCATGACAAAACTGCCACCAGACGTAAGCCGTTGCGGCGGGCTGTGGAAAGAAGACCCGCATTGGGGTAGGCTGTACAAAAGCGAGTGCCATGATTGCGCCAGACGCACCTACGCGCCCGCTGAGAACACGACTCTTATCTACCCTTGGGACGGCCACGGGCCGTGCCCCGACTGGATTTCGAATGAAGAATTGTCCTGAGTGCGGCGCTTGGGCTGACGTCCTAGAAACCCGCAAGCGTCCCGAGTACACCTATAGGAGGTACGAATGCGCCAACCATCACAGGTTCACCACCCGCGAATCCCTCTGGGTTGCGACCAGCAAGGCCGACACCCTCAAGCGGCTGAATGCTGCACTGAACTCGGCGCTGAGGATGACGAATGCAGCAGCGTGATGCCCTTAGCGATAGCAGCGGTGGCAGTGGTGCTGCTGATTGCGGTGGGCCTAGCCGTTTCCTAAGCTGGGACCACGCCACGCTGGCGCAGTTTGCTCACATGGCGAACGAGCGCGTCAAGGAGTTGCAAGATGACCTGAAGGCGGCGATGGCCGCCTACCGTGATCTGCTGCGGCGTCAGTAAGACCAGACTGTAGGCGCGGTGCGCAAGTCCAGATGGATGAACCGCCCCGCGCCTTTCTGCTGCACGCCGATGCCGGTAAAGCCCAAGTGCATCGCTAGGCGCAGCAGTTCATGGGCGTCAGCGCCCTGCACGCCCACATCGCAGGCGAGGCCAGTCGAGTGCATCCCAGGCTCGGCCTTGGCCTTCTCGATGGGATGGTCAGGGCAGCGGTAGCCTGACGTGATCGGCATCGGCCTGCGGTAGACGTCGCGAAGCGCCTGCAGCCGCCCCATGAACTCGGGCTTCATCTCCTGCTTTCCGCAGTGGCGGCAGCGGAACTCGGCCTCGGTGAAGTTGGGGTAGTCGGTGGCCCAGTTCACTTGGTGACCCCTTTGAACTTCTCCACCGTGCGCAGGCCGCCAATGCCCAGCATCCCGGTGATCACCACCCACAGCAGGTCGAGGTTCAGCGTGGGCGGCGTGGGCCAGCCCTTGATGGCCGCCAGCCATGCCAGCAGCGGCTGCAGCATCGTGGCGTAGATGAACCCTGCACCGCCGGCCCACCCGAAGAACGGTCGCCAGCCAGCGACGAACACCGAGGCGTGCGTGGCCTCGCGGGCGTTGATCTCAAGCTGCGCGATGGTCTGCTTCAACTCACCCTCGGCGGCCATCCGCACCAGTTCCATCTCGGCCTCGCGCTTCTTCTCCGGGTCGGGGATGAAGCGGTCCAGCAGCGTCTTGCCGACCTCTAGGATTGGGCCGAGGATGAGAGGGTTCATTTGCGCGCCTCTGACTTGATGTGCTCCCACGCCGCAACGCAGAGGAAGACCACGATGGCCCACAGGCCGGCTGCCGTCACCTTGCTGAAGGCGTCGCCCTTGGCCTTTTCCCACCAGTTGGCGTTGGCTATGGCCTTCTCATGCGCGAGGCGGTGGCCGTGCGGATCGCCACCGGGGAAAGCATCTGAGATTGTCTGGCGCAGCATGGCGAACTGCTTGTCCATGTGCAGCGTCAGGTGCTGCTCATGGGCCTTCAGCGCATCGGAGACGGCAGTTTGGATCATCAGCGCCACCTTGTCCTCGGTCAAAGCCGCTTGGCGTCGCTCGGGGCCGCTGTAGTCGTTCATCGTGCAAGGGCGTTGACGTTTTCGGATTCGGGCGCGAGGGCGTTGGAGAACGCAGGCGCCGTGATCGTGGTTGTTGCGGCGCGAGCGGCTGGCGCCCACGTCTCAGACGAGTTGACCAGCCGCATGAGTTTAGTACGCTCAGTAGTCGGCAGTCCATCCAGCAAATCGCGCAAGCTCTGGCCTGACGACGCGGCGTTGCGGATGATGTCAATCGTCTTCTTGTTAACGCGCTTCTCGACATCCGCCAGCTTCATATTGGCCGCCGTGATTGCGGGGCTGAACCAGTTGGGAATGCGCATCTTGGCGCGGTTAGCCTCCAAGATGTTTGCGAAGTCATCCGCCCCGCCCGTGGCCATCTTGGCTGCGCGGACGTCAAGCTCAAGCTGTTTGGCCACTTTGTCCAGCGTGGGCATCTGCGACGACATTTCCTTGAAAATGTCGTAGCGCCCAGGCCCGAAGATGGCCTCGACAGATTCTGGGCGGTTGTTACGCACCAGACGAACGTACTCTTGGGGGCTATCTTTGAACAGGCGCAACGCTTCAGCCGCCATAGCGCGCTGATTGATGACGTCCATACCCTTGGAGTAGGTGTCGAGGTACTGACGCCAGCCCGTGCCGCCTGCCTGCTCAATCGCGTTGTCGATGGCAGGGCGCAGCTTGTCAACAACCGCCGCCGTCACTTTGGCGCCAGCCTTCGGGTCGTCCAACTTCAACACATCCCGCACACGTTGCGCAACACCTTCCTTGCGCAGCGTGTAGAGGTCATGCGCGTCAATGACGCCGCCGTTGCGCTGCGCCAGCGCCAGCATGTCGTCCTTCAGCGCCGCCATGACACGGGTGACGTCGTTGCTGGCGCGCAGCCCAGGCGTGCTGAGTGTCTGGTCAATCGACGCCACAACAGGATTGATGTCCAGCGGGCGCAGGCCGTAAGCCTCAAGGCTGCCAATCTGACGGTTGATGAAGTCGCGCTCTGCACGGCGCTGGCTGGCGATGTCGGCGAACGTGTTGGACGTCTCTTGCCATTGCCGTGATGCAGCGCCTTGCGTCCGCGCCGCTTGCGTGGCGCTGACGGCAGGAATCTGACCCGGCGTTACACGCTGCAGTTGCTGCGCGGCAGCGGCGGCCCGTTGCGCCGCCTCGGTTTCTGTACGCCCCGCCTGCTGCAGCGCCGACACCATCGACTGCTGTTTCTGCGCAGCGCGGGGCTCAAGGTCTTTCAGAACCTTGTTGGCCAAGTTGGCCGCGCCAAGTTCCGTTTCGCGCATCGGCGTTGTCAACTCAGACAGCCGCTTGCGGGCTTCATCGACCGCACGACGAGCTTCAGCCTGATTAGCGCCGCCGACCATGCGGGCTAGATTAGCTTCTGCATCGGCTACCTGACGCTCCGCGATCTTGAACGACTCATCCGTGGTCTTGCCAAGCGCCAGCAACGATTGCCAAGCCTGACGAGGAACCCCGGCAGTAGCTTGTGCGGGCGTCAATCCTTGTTGCTCCGCGCGGCTAACAGCCTCGCGGATAGCCGGCAACTCTTTACCGGCTGCCTCTTGCGCAATCCGCGCCGCGCGCTGCTCAGGCCCAAACTTGGCTACAGTGCGGCCAACGGCGCCGAGGACCGGCCCAGCAACGCGGCCAACAGTCTCAGCCACCGCGCCGCCGCGAATGTCGCCCAAAACGTCCGCAGGGCGCCCTTGCACCACATCGCCGACACCCTTGGCGCCGGTGTAGCCAAGCACCCCACCAACAAAGCCACCAATGGCTGGCACAGCAGGCGCAAGCGGCCCGGCCATCGGCGCAAACGGCGCGGCAGCGGCGGCGCCTGCTTTGGCCCCGCCAGCAGCCGCAAGCATCTCGGCTGACGGCTGCAGAACTTTTGCAACGCGCTGGATATTTTCTTGGCCTGCCTGCAGCAGCCGACGCCCAAGAGGAATCTCAGACGGCGGCGGTGCAACCGTGCCGGGCACGGCGCCGGGGATCTGGCTAGCAGGCGCGGCAGCAGGCCCTGCAATCTTCGCCGCGTAACCCGCCAAGTCCGCGTCAGACAGCGACTTGTCAGACTCGATGTCGTAAGTCTTGCCGCCAATTTCCAGCGTGTACTTGGGCATTACGGCCTCTCGGTAACAAAGACCCCAGGTGCTATTTCACGCCGTCCCGCTGGCGCTTGTCCAGCAGGCGCAGGCGTTACAGCGCCGCCAGATTTCTTAGCGCTGTACTTACCGCCGCTGGCAACAAACTTCTCCAAGTTGTCCAAGATAGCCGTGTTGGCTTGGTAGGATTTTGTCGGATCGGTAAGCGACTCCACCCAACTCTTAAATTCGACGTTGGAGTTGAGTTGTTGCGCGGACATGCCGGTGGCGTTCTTAACGGCGTTAAGAATCTGATTGCGCGCGCTTTGAATGACATCGCGTTGAGTCTGCTCAGGCGTGCCGGCCATGCGACCAGCCACCTGTCCAACTCCGGTAGACGCGATGTAAGACGTCAAATTGCTCAGGACGCTGCGTTGCTCGCTGGGCACTGCACGTCGTTGGTCAAGGTCTTGATACGCAGCGCGCAACGTATCAATAATGTCGGCTGCAGATTGCTGGCCTTCCAACTTCTTTTGGTCTGCCGCAGCTATTGGCGCAGTCTTACCAGACGTACCAATGACGCCGGGCGATCCAACACCTCCGCCTGCGTAACGCCGCGCGTCAATAGTGATCATGCGGCTGGAATCAGTCGGGTCTTGAATCTGCGTGATGCTTGGCGCAGGTGCCTCACGCGGCTCCTTCGGCTCCCGCGTCGTCAGAATACGAAGTCGATTCTCCAGCGCTTGCCGAGCTACAGGCGGCAAGTTCGGGTCTTGCAGACGCAAAACAATTTCTTCTGTTTCCGCAGGCGTCGGCTTGACCGGCGCTACGGGCGCGGTGAACATCGGCGTGGTTGAGCCCGGCTTAAACACCGACGCGCCGGGGGCGACGACCATCGGTTTGACAGACGCCAGATACTGATCGGCGTTCTGCATGAGCTGCGCCTTGGCGTCGTCCGAATACGCCTCGGGGATCATGTTTGCCAAGCCTGGCAATTTTTGGATCGTGTCCGCGCGCCACGCGCCCCATGTCTCAGGCGTGACCGAAGGAAGAATTGCGCGAGCGTTAGCGATGCGCTTGGCTGCCAAGTCTTCCATAGCGGCGTCGGACAACCGCTTTTCCTTCTCCGCTTCAAACGCGGACTTCTGCATCGCGGCGCCCTTGGCCGGCGACACTGAGTAGACCTCACGCAAGAACTCAGGAGAGCGAATATCCGCGCCGGGGCGCTGATACAGCGCACGCAGACGGTTCTCAGTCTCCACCTCGCGCTGGTACTCTTGCATCTTCAGCGCGGCCAACTGGTTCTGTTGCTGGGCCTGCTGAATTTGGCTGACGCGGGCGTACTGTTCCAGAGGGTCTTGCAACTGCAGCCCTCGGAAGCCCCCGGCGATGACTGGATCGAGTGCCATAGTGACTCCTTAACCCCCGCCCGGTGTGACCAAGTACGACGGCGTGTTCACAAACCCAGGCTCAGTTGTATACCCCATGCCCTGCTGCTGCGGCAACAGGCGATTGAGCAACTGTTGGTTCTGGTTGTAGTTGAGATACTGCCCCAGCGCCCCGGTCAGCGCGTTGGCCGTACCCATGTAGCCCGACGCCCGTGCTGCGCCTGCACCCATCAGACCCTGTGCAGCCGCTTGGCCGCCAGCCATCATGTTCTGGCCTGCGGTCTGGCCGTAGCGCTCACCCAGCCCCGACATGATGCCCGCAGCGCGGGGGCCAACGTCGGCCAGCCCTGCCAGCCGGCCATACGCGGCGCTGTACTCTTGCGACCCAAGGTCTTGGCCGTACCGCTGCGCGGCCTTCAAAGCGCCGCCTGAGATCAGCCCGCCACGCGCCGCAGCCTGGCGGTCCAGCGCCTTCAAACCCTCGCTCAAACGGAACTGGTAGCCTGGGTCCATCTGCAAGAACTGCTGCGCGGCGTCTGGACCACCACGCTGCAACGCCGCCAGTCGATTGAAGAACTCGGTGCCGGTTTGCAGGAACGGCTGCTGACGAGCGATGTTCTCTTCGTAAATCTTTTGCTGCAGCGCGTTGGCCTCGCGGCTTGCCTGCAGTTGCGCGTCGGCAGCAGATTGCGCTGCGCCGGCCTGCGTCTTTGCGGCTTTATTGGCTGACAGGCTGCCTAAGACGGCTGAGCCAAGAATCGCTGCGCCGGTTCCTATTGCCATGATGGCACCTCTTTGATAAATGTGCGTTCCATCGGACGGAAGCCGGCACGGGCGTAAAGATGTTCCATCTTCTTAGCCCTTGAGTCTTCCAACGCGATCATAAAGACCGCCGCCGCGCCGTTGTCCTTGGCCCAACTTTCGATGTGCTTGAACATCTTGGCGCCTGCGCCGCTACCTCTGGACTTCGGCGTCAACCACCACCACAACTCTTGCGCCACCAGCGTGCCGGGGCTGAAGTACATGGGGTACAAAAGCGCCCCGGCGATTCCGACAATCTCACCTTCAATCTCGGCCAGCCAAACACCCACGGTCGGCGTGTCAATCGCGCCGAGGTAAAACTGCGAGTACCCTTCGTCATCAAACGGGATGACGTTGTGCATCGGCGATGCGGCGTGGAACATCCGCGCCAGTTCGATGTACTGGGGTAGGTCTTCCGCAGTGGCTGCCCGAACAATCAAGATGTCACCTCGCGCCCGGAAGCGCGGATGTTGATGGCGCTTGCCGTGCCGGCGATTGTAGAGATGAACCCGCTGGGCGCAAGCACATGCCCGACCAGTTCCGGGAACGTGTACGTCTCGCTGGCTTGGAGCGTCTTGGTCTTGACGATCAGGTTCTGGTTGCCAGAAGTGTCAGCCGCAGTCACCAAGTTCACGCTGATCGTCGCAGCGTTGGCGCTGTAGTTCGTCGCGGTGAACTTGTCAATGATCGCCGTGACGCCCGTGGCGGTGTACTGCGTAACCTGCGTGTTCTCGGCGGTCTTGGCCGGGATCAGCACCTTCACTGAGACTGTCATGGTTTACTCCAGTTCCAACGAATTGTTGGAATCGTATTGCGTCATTATCCAGTTTGTGCCATCAGAAACCAAGGTGGCATTGGCGCCTGCGACAGCCTCCAAAATAGCCGTCGTCGCAGACCCACCAGCCAGCGGCACCACATTACTCGACGCTGACACAAGCGTCTGGTTCTGGTAGTTCTGGAAGTGCAGCACCCGACCTGTGTTGGTGCTGGCGGTCGGCAGGGTCACGGTGCAGGATAAACCCGACTTGTTGTTGATCAGCCAAGTCTCGCCGTTGGCAACTGAGAAGTTGGCCGTCTTTGTGACCGGAGCGCCGCCAGCGCCGGCAATGACCGTGGACGCGGGCACGTTTTCCCAGCGCAGTTGCGCCCCGTCGTATTGCAACAGGTCACCGCCCGCCACGCTGGTGATTTCGACGTTGTTGCTGTTGTCGCCCAAGGACGACCCAAACGTCGGACGCACGAACAAGATGCCGTTGGTGGCTGCATGAACCACCGCCGCGACAATGACCTTGACGTTGGGCGCGGTGGGTACGTTCTTCGTCAGGCCACCGGGAACCAACGGGTTGTAGTACAGGATCTGCCCGTCAACCCACGCTTCCGCGCCGCCCGTGGTGTTGACGCCTTTGATTTCGCCAAACCACGTCGCGTAGCCCCACGAGTTCGTTGCGATGTCCTGCGTAGCCACACCGAGGATGTACTCGCTCTGCGCTACGGTCAGGCCCGTAGCAGGCGCAGCCAGCAGGCCGCCTGACGCACCCACTGTGCCGGTGAACATCAGCACCTGACCCTTAGTAATGGTGCTGGTGGCTTTGACGCGGTAGAACGTCTCCTCGCCGATGTCCTGCACGATCTGACCCGTGTCCTCCATAACCACAGCAAGGGTCTTGGAACGGTCAGCGTCATCCCAGTACAGCGTACCAGTGACTGTCTCAGGCACCGACTGCGGCGTGGTGTCAAACCGCACCCACGGCAAATTGTCCTGCTGCAGCGGCGCCATCGTACCCAGCGGCGGCTTGGGTAGCGTCTGCACCTCTTGCCGCACGCCGTCGATCTGCGTCTGCAACGACTCGGCCAAACTGTTCGACATCGACGCAAGTTGCGCTTGGTCGTACAGGTTGCTGAAGTCGCCGCTCAAGTCTTGTACCGGCGGACCAAAGTTTTGATCGTCAAGTGCCGTGGTCGATGCGCGGAACAGCGACAGGAAGAACTGATACCAAGCGCGGTCGATCAACCCCGTGCGAGGGTCGATGATCGGCACCCGAGGCGGGGTGATCGGCGTTGGGGTGGCGCTGGGCGACGTAGCCATTAGGCGTTCGTCGGGCTGATGATGAGTTCAGCCCCTACGATGGCAACTTTTACGGGGTCGGTGCCCGACAACTCGTACACTCGATCGCGCAGCTTGAGCGTCATGCCCAGCCGGCGGAAGAACACGCGGCGGTAATACTCGCCGATCTTACCGATGCCAGCCCAGTGCTCGTTCGACCAAGTGTGACCGCCGTCGTCGCTCCAGCGCAGCATGACCTGTGGGTCGCTGCCTTGGGTCACAGGTGTCAGGTCATCCGAGATCAGGTAGTCGTCAGACTCGGTTATGAGGTACTCGTCGTTTTCGGTCTGAAGATATATCGTCTCAGGGGTCGCAAAACCATTAAGGCCGACACCCGACTCCAGATCGATCTGCAGCGTGTGGTGCGCGGTGCGCTTCAAATTGTTTTGCCCGGTCGGCAGCGCCCGCCACGTCCGATACCAGCGCTGGATCTGGCCGTTGTCCGAGTAGTCCTCAAGGTCAAAGGCGTAGATGTTGCCGTTTTGGTAGTCGCCGACGATGACTTCGTTGTTGAAGAACATCTGGCAGTTCGACCGATGGCGTGTGAACGCGCCGTTGCTCCAGCCGGCCCGCTCATGCCACGCGCCTGTTGCAACGTCGTACACCCAAGTCGTGTCGGCGCTCGGAAAGATCAGCACATAGAAGCTGTGGCCGTCTTGCTGGTAGGTGTACCCAATCGCGTCGGCTAGGTTGCCGTACTTTTGGATGTGCCACTCAACCGCGTGCGTGCTGATGCGCTTCCCGGTGTAGCCGTCAGCGCGGTAGACCATGCCGTGGCCACGGGCGTCAGAGCCCAGCCAAAACACGCCGTTGTCCATCTTGGCTACCGAGTACGGAGCGGCGCAGCCCAACTCGTTGAACGCGCCTTGGATGCGCTGGAGCGGAAAGTCTGACGCGCCAGTGTTGTACCAGACCTCTACGCTGCTAGTGCCAAAGACCCAGATCTCGCGGAAATTCGACAGCACCGACACCACGCCGTCAGGCAAACCCTCGGCGCTGGCGAAATCAAGTGGGTCAACGCTGGTGCCGTCAAGCAGGCTTGTGATCCAGATCTTTTGACTGCTGGGCTCGTTAAATACAAAGTACCCGTCGAGATAGCCTACGGTCGCCGCGCCGGGAAAGTCCGGGTCGAAGATCGGCGAAAAGACGTTGGTTGAGTTGTTGTAGATGTAGCTGGGACCGTTGGCTGCAACAAACAACTGGATGCCGTTGTCGGCCATGCTGACCGGCCCCGTGCCGGCCACCGTGCCCAGCAGCGTCGCGGCGTAGCTGGTGTTGATCTTGTACAACTGCGTGCCGCTGACGACAAACGCGGTGGTAGCGTCGTTGGAAAACGACCACAGACCTCGGATCGGGCCAGTCCCAAGCGAGGCCAGCAGCCGCAGCCCAGGTGCACGATTGAGAAACGCCGGCTCCTTGCCTGCTTCCGGCACGATCTCCGGGAACAGGTTGACCATGCGGCTGTCCGCAGCGTTGACGCTGCGGGCCACATAAGATGAGCCGAGGATGGGCGTCTTCATGCTGTGCTTACTTCAGCCGCACGGGCTTCAACTTCCATCGGATTGTTCCGATAACCGTATCGGATTGTGTACCAGATGTAGTGCAGATAAAACCGCCGTGCCCCGAGCATCTGGTATTGCAGCCAGTGCCGTTGCTCATGCCGTACCAGCCGTTCTTCACCTAGCCGTTCAGCCAAAATGTAAACGCCCAACGGCGGCAACGTGATGCCGCCAAAGCCGAAGGTTCGCAGGAACCAACGGATAACGTGCTTTGCAGGCTTAGGCTCAATAGTTGCCAGCATAGATGTTGAACCGCTGGCGAGTGGCGATCAACGAGTACGGCATGCTCATCACGTCGTCCGGATTGTTGATGCGCTTCAGGTTGCGCTTGGACGTCATGGCGATCCGCACCACCTGCGGCGGGGGCTCGACACCGAACTCAGGCGCGATCTCCATCGCCAAGTTGTAGGTGAACGCCCGCAGGTAGCCTGGGGGAAACGCCAGCGTGGTGGACAACGTGGCCGGGTTGGTCAACTCCTGCACCGAGATGAAGTGCCACTCCAGCAGCCGCGTGGGTACCGGGTAGATGTACATCTCGATGTCGGGGTAGGTCATGTTGACCCACAACACCTGCGGGTACGTCGATGTCACGGTCTTGACCGCGATGCCGTCGTACTGCTGCTGGTTGATCAGCTTGATACCGAAGCTGACGTTTGTGCCGGGGTCGCGAAAATACGTCGCGTCATCCAGCAGGATGGGCCTGTTGCCCACAAAGTCGCCCGTTGGCCCCAGCGTGCGCTTGACCGTGCTGGTGGGCCAAGTGAACACTTGGTCTTGAGTCGAGAAGACAGACAACCGCTCAGTATTCCAACTGTCGATCATCTGGTTCAAGGCCATCAGCGCGTCTTGCGAGACAGCCGCAGAAGGCGTTTCACCCTCTGCCAAAACGCCCAGCAGACGCAGGGCGCGGTTGATTTGGTCACCCGCTGTGGTGGACATTGACAACCTCCCTACGGCGGCGGGTGCGCTCGGTCAAAGCGTTGACCGGCAGCACAGGTTCGACATCAGCGTCTTGGCCGGGAGTATACCGCTCCCATCCGTTGCGTTCGTCGTATTCCGCTTCCATTTCCATCGTCGCCACTTTAGCGCCGTGGATCGGATGTCTCATGTAAATGATTGGCATAGGAGAAGGGGGCCGAAGCCCCCTTTGGGTTACGCGGCCATCACAACCCAGTCGGTGCCGTCGCACACCAACATGGCCCAAGCACCTGCGGTCGCAGCGAGGATCGCTGTGCCTGCGGTGCCAGAGTTGATCGGCTTGACGTTCGACGACGCCGAGATCACCGTGTAGGTGGCCGACAGGTTCTTGATCCACACCACACGGCCAGTGTTGGCCGAAGCGGTGGGGAACGTTACCGTGACGTTAGCCGAAGCGCCGTTGCAGATAACGAAGTTTTCGGTCGCAGCCAGCGAGAACGAAGCCGTTTTGGAAACGGGCGCGTTCAGGTCCAGTTGCGTGCCACTCAGAGCACCGGTGACCGAAACCGAAGCGCCGGTAAGGGCGCCGGTGGTCACAAGCGAAGCGCTGGTAATAGCGCCCGTGACGGTAACGCTTTCAAACTCGGGGTCGCTATACGCGACACCGACAGCCTTGGTATTAGGCATGATCAATCCTTTCTGTAAAAGGGGGCCGAAGCCCCCTTAAGCTCAGGAAATGCGGTACGCCGTCCAAGCGCCGTCGCCGGTCTTGCGGGCGCGGAAGTGACCGGAGGTATTCACCGTCACTGCTGCCGTGCCAACAATCGTCCAGCCCGTCCCGGTCGTCAGCGTGATGGTGTCCGAGCCGGACGCATCGATGTTGACGATGAAGAAGTCGAAGGCCGCGTTGACCTTGACAGCGTTCGGGATGCCAGCTTCCAGATCTGCCACGGTCGGCAGTTGCAGGTTGCCTGCAGTGCCGTTGAACGTGAACAGGCCGTTAGCCAGTTGAGCAGCGGTCGCGGTGGCGCCAGCCGTCAGAGCGGTCGGAGCACCTTGAACCAACAGTTGAGCTTCAGACGCATTGCCAGCGCCAATCTGGTAGCCACCAGCGCCATTAGGGAGAGCCATGATCAATTCCTTTCAGTGTTCAGTTGTAAGACTGGGGGCCGTAGCCCCCATTCTCATCAGCCCCAGAGACGGCAGGCCATCTGCGGACGAATGGTGCTGTAACCGTACAGCACGTCGATCCGGCAAGGCATGCGGTCGTTGCTGATGTCGTACTGACGCACGACACGCAGGCTGATGCCATTGTGAACGGCACGCGCAGCCATGTCCACGCCTTGGGGCAGGAGCAGATCAGCGGTGGCGAACGTGATGGCGTCCTTGTGGTACACGAGGTTCTGAGCGTACTGGCCGCCAGAGGCACCGACGAACACCACAGCCTTGCTGTTACCAGGCAGAGCGTTGACGGTAGCCAGAGCGTGGTTGGCCGAGTAGATCGGAGCCACGGTGATGTTGCCCTCGCCGCTGGCGCCCAGAGTCACGTCAGCCGTAGCGACGAACTGGAACAGCGAACCGGTGGACTCGCGGGTCTGCGGGTTCACAGCGTAGCAGTCAGCCACGGTGAACACGTCGCCAGCCTTCACAGTGTCGTTAGCACCAGCGCCGGTGATGGCGATGGTGGTAGCGCCTTCGGAAGACACAGCCGCAGAGGTAGAGCCGCCGGTAGCGTCGCGGGTGCCGCAGGTGAACTGCTTGATCGACTGAGACATGTTGATCTCGTCGAAGCCCAGCACGCCAGTGCCCATCATGCCGTTCTTGAACTGCTTGCTGATGGTGTCGGTGGGGTTGAACAAGCCCTTCATGCCTTCGACCAGACCGGCGTTGGCAGCCGGGTTGACGGTAGCGTAGCGGGGCGACATCACAGCGGCGTTCTCGTTGAGCTTCTGCTGAGCTTGCAGCAGAACCAGCGAGGTGGCCGGCGTGGTGCCGGGGGTGCCCACGGAGTTACCGATGGAACGGAAGGCGTTGGCAACGTCAGCGTCGATGCTGGAGGCCAACTGGCTGATACGAGGCTTCAGCACACGATCTGCAAAGTCGTCCAACTGCATCGTCAGTTCGGCGGACGTGAAGTTCACGCCGATGTGCTTCTGCGAGGCGACCGTCAGGGTCGTGAACTGCTCGTTGTCGTCCTGCGTCTGCAGAGCGGCGCCGTCAGTCACCAGAGCGCGGTCCGGCAGGCGGATACGCAGCGTGGAGCCGATCTTGGCCCCTTCGACAGCGAAGCTGTCATCGTACTGGCGGTTCACGTTGCGCGTGAGCACCAAATTGTTTTCGAGGATCTCCAGGGCCTTCCTGGTGATCATGTCAATGGTCAGAATACTGTTAGCCACAGCGGTTTCCTTTCAAGTCTTAGCGGGACATCTGGGCCTGCAACTTTCGCATCTGGCGGGCTCGTTCAGCTTCAATCCACTCCGACGTACTCATGTTCTTGATGGAACGCGGGTCAGTCGTGTCAAATGACGGGTTGTTGTTGCTGCCACGGGCCGTTACAGGTGTGATCGGTGCTGGCGCGGAGGTGGTTCGTTTAACGGGCGGATTGTCGGTCAATCTGACCTCGATCTTCCCAATTTCTTTTGCCTGCAAGAACGGCGAGAGGCGCGAGATACGGTCCGCTTCTTTGGGGTTAGCTCCGAGGTAGTAGGCTACATCAGGGCCAACATCAGAAGCGCGGATCGTCTCAGCCATCACGTCAGTGATTCGGACGCTCGGGTTGTAGGCGACCTGTTCAAAGTCGTCGTACTTGTTCCGGGCCTCTTCTTCCCTGTCGTGGTAGGCGTCAGCAATCGCTGCCTGAGCCTTTTGCTGCTCTCGCAAGGCAATCAGTTCTTCGGCCTTCTTGACAGCCAGCGCCTCGGCGTAGGCTTCAGGAGACTCAAACTGATCAACTGGCGGAACATCTTTCGGCGCAGACTGCCGGGTTTGCATCTCTGCAAACTTGGCCGCTTGCTCTCGTTCCCACTTGCGCTGCTCTCTTGCGAGGCGCTTGCTGATCATCGCGTCGATCTCAGCTTGGGAAAACTTCTTTTCCTCTGCCGTCTGCTCGACTTGGTTCTCAGCTACTTCCGGCGAAATTGCTTCGACTTCAGGCGCAGCCGTTGCTGCCTGTGCCGGCGCGGAGTCTACTTCCGCTAGGACTTGGACTTCTTCAGTCATGGATGCTCATGTGGAGCCCTGGCCTACCGGACCAGTGCGGTTCTCAGATTATGCGCTAAGAAGGCGCAGTGTCAAGATTGCGTTGTGCCGCGCTGATCTCTGCGTTTTACACAAAGTAAGTAGCGGAAAAATATATTTCAGAAACAGGACCAATAGCTGTTTGCGATAGGACGCTAGTAGCCGATACAAGAGTCCCCCCGACAACGCCCGCCCCTGAAACAGCTAAATTACCCAACCCAAAACCAGAAACCGTAAAAGGTAACCCACCACACATAACGCCGCCTGCAACCACTGAAACAGAAGTTGACCCTGCAAGAGTTCCGATAACTGAGACTTGTCGGCCTATTCTTGTGTATCTGGCTGAAGAAGAAAACGAACCGACAACGGTAAGATTGGCCCCGACAGTAGGTGTCCAGGTACCTTCTTCATACCAGTTCAGCAACTGGCTTGTCATCCCCGCTGCGGGGGTGTTGGTAGTGAAATTGACGCCTTTGGCGGCGGTGCCTTGAATTAAGTTGCCTGCAGTCCACGTTATGTTTCTAGTAGTTGCGTCTACATTGATTGCTTCGCTACCTGCATTTACCAGCAACTTAAAAGAGCCGCCCGCTGCGATACGCGCGCCTTGTATGTTGTCTTCTGGCGTAATGTAAATACTAGAGTTACTGGCTAACGCAACGCCTTTTCCAGCAGACACAAGCAAATTGTCAGTGGAATTACATCCTGCCATTGCGACCTGCCGACCAGCAGTCAAGTCGGAAACCGCAACTTTTTTCGTCGTTGCGCTTTGAACAATTGGTAAAACTTCAGTTCCCGCCAGCGGGGTACTTGCGGAAGTAAGCGCGGAGATTTTTTTATCAGCCATGATTATATGTATCCTTTCACGGACCAATAAATTGTAGACGCTCGGTCATCAAAAACATTAATTGCGCGGAAAGAAAACCCGGTTGTCGTAACCGGGCCAACAATCCCCGCTACAGTTCCACTTCCGTCACCTGCAGTCAATTGCACATCATGTGGATCTGGCGCAATCGAGTACGGCGCCGCAAAAGTCACACTTGTCAAAGTTGACTGAAATAAATAAGCACCGTAAGCTGTCCAACCTGTACTTGCGGTAACCGCCGATCCAGATTGCTCAGTCAACGCCACAGGAACATTGACCGCGCCCGCTTGGTCAACCGGAATTGTAATCCCGTAATAGTTGTTTAACCCAACTTGCCCGTTAGTTGGGTTGACCAAAGCAGCCCCAACGGATGTAAGGCCAGCACCAACAAACGTGTTTCCGGAAATAATGAAATTGTCTACGTTGTTAAGTCCAATGGCTGCAAGGTTGCTCGCATAACCATTCCACAACTCAAAAATGTTTCCTGTAATTGTTATTTTAGACAGCCAAGTGTTTGAATCCGTACCGATAAAAAATCCGCCAAGCGCAAAATTATTGCCGGTAATGTTAATTAGCTTGAAAGTTGCTGATCCGCTAACTCGACCAAGTGAGACGGCAAAGGTGTCCATCAACTCAAAAGAGTTGTTGACAATTTGCAAATTACTGCTTGCTTGGACGCCAGTCCACTGCATCCTATACCCAAAACTTGCGCCTAGAAACTTGCACCCTGTAATTCTCAAACCACCGCTTGAATTTTGCAAAATGCCGGCATTTCCAATGCTAACTGGGTTTGTTTGAAATACGCAATTTGTAATAGCGCCATCGCCAGAATCAGCGTTGTAGATATTTTGAACCTGAATACCTGCTACGCGGTAATCAAAAAAGTTGCAGTTAAGAACTTTCCAATAGCTTGCCGATCTAAAGTGAATTCCAGTTGCAAAATTGCGAAAAATTACGTTGTCAAAAACCGTAATCTGATTTTCTTGTTGAACTCCACCAGTTATAGGAGCTGTTACTTCAATACATGACCCAACTGTTTTTGCTGTCGGCGCCGCGACGGCAAAATCACGAAATACAAAAGCGTTGTTATCTTCTTGAGGCGCACTATTAAGCCACAATCCATTGAACACCATCAGCGCATCGTTTGATGTGTCGGTTGAATTTAAGACTGTTGATGTAGGACCATCCCCAAAAATCCCGCCTCTAAGAATTGGCGTGGTCAATTTGGTGAACAGGTACGTCCCGGATGGGTAGTACACAAAACGACCAGTCGCATGCGCCGCAGCCATTGCTGCCGTGTCATCTGTCACTCCGTCGCCGACTGCGCCATAGTCAAGCACGTTGACGGGTGCGCCGTCAATCATCGAATAGCTAACTTTTGTGAGCGACATTTTTAACTCGGTTAAATGTAGTTGACTTCAATACTTGAAGTAACCGGAGGCGCCTCAGAAAAAGTCATGACTGCCCCAGCGACAGAATAAGTGTTCTTTTGCTGGTACACGCCATTGATGTACACGTTGGTCGTGTCTTCGCTTGCGGGGGCGCTTGCTAAACTAAACGCAGTCGTTGAGCCATTACCCGTGAAGTTAGCAACAATTGGTGAAGCATTGAAGCTGCCACCAACATTGTCAAACGAAGCAATGGTTACGTCCGTGGATGTTTTAAGGATGAACTTGTACAGCGCACTGTAATCGTTCCAGATCTCACCGCCCGGCACGCGGCCAGCAGAGTCAAGAATGATGGGGTTGGTGTGCGCCACCGCACCGTTGCTTGACGTATACGTCGCTTGTGGCGTGGTGGTGCCGGCAAGATACGAGAAAATTTTGCCGCCCGACAACGGCGTCCCGTTGTTGTCAAAAAACTGAGCGCCTACGCCACCAAAAATCGAAAGGGTCACGGTGGGCATGGTGTGTCCTTAGACGCTAAGCGCGGCAACCTTGTCTTGGAACGCCTTGATACGGGCGTCGAGCGTTGCGCGGTTGGACTCCAGCGCTGCTGCCTTAGCTGCGTAGTCAGCTTCGCGGTCGGCCAATGCAACCTCGCGGTTGGCGACCTGCTGCTCCCGCTGCATCAGGTGCGCGGTCTTGGCTGCAACGTCGGTGTTGAACGCAGCCAATTGTTCCTTCAACGCAGCCTCGCGGGCATCGGCGTCAGCCTTCTTAACCTGCGCCTTCAACGCCTCGGCCTTTGCATCGGCCAAGATGGACGACGCCTTGGCAGTGGCTGCGTCCAGTTCGGCAGCGGCCTTCTCGCGGTCCTTGTTGGCCTTCTCGACCGCGCTCATAGCGCCTTGGCGCTTGGCCAGTTCGTCGCGGGTCTTGATCAGGTTGGCCAGGTCAGTTGGAAACTGCTGGGCGATGTAATCAAGAAACTTGGCAGGATCGATGCTGCCGCCGTCGCCGTAGGTGACCATGACTGCTCCTTACGAGTAGTAAGAGATGTTCAGCTTGGCGGTGCCAGTCTGCTCGATGAACCGGATCTGGTTCAGATCGCCGTCGTACTGGAACGTGACGCCTGTGGCCAGCGGCATGCCCACCGTTGCGGTAGGAGCCGTGTTGTCGTCACGCCAGCGCACTGCTGCACCTTCGGCCACGATGATGGCGATGGTCGGCTTGCAAGCCAGTCCGTTCAGGTCAGTCTGGGGGACTGTCAAGTAGGTGGCCGAAGACAGCGACGTGATTTGCTGGTACCCCAACCGAGTGGTGACAGCTTTGAGGTTGATTGCCATTCAGAATCTCCCGGTAAAGGACCGCAAGCCGATTTTCAACTCGACAGGATCAGCGGTCAAGGTGCCTGTATAGATGCCACCCGGCCCATATTGTACGCCCGCACGGACGTCAGACGGGGCCGGGTACAACGAGATGCGGGCGGCGGTGCCCACCACAGTCGCGCCGTCACCCACCAGCACACCGCTGGTGACATGAGTGATGGTTTGCGCCGCGCTGCCAACAATAATGGCCCCCGGCCCTGCCAGCACACCAGAAGCATCGTGCGCTCGGGTGCGGGCCGCGCTGCCCACCATAGTCGATCCGGGGCCTGTGAGGGCGCCCGTGGTGGCGTGCGGGCGATTGAGCCTAGCGCTGCCGACAACCGTAGACCCTTGACCCGTGAGCGTGCCGCTAGTAGCAAAGGCCCGGAAGCGTGTGGCTGCACCGGTTAGCGTGGTGCCCTGGCCCGACAGAGCGCCAGTGGTGGCGTGGGTGATAGGGCCTGCCGAGCGAGCAGCCGCTCCGACAACCGTAGACCCTTGCCCGGTGAGCGTGCCGCTAGTAGCGAAGGCGCGGAAGCGTGCCGATGACCCGGCAACGGTTGAGCCGGGGCCTGTCAGAGCACCGCTGGTGTCGTGCGTTACTGTGCCGCTGGCGCGATCAGCGGAACCCGTGATCGTTGCCGTCTGGCCAGGCAAAGCGCCCGAGGTCGCGTGCGGGATGTTGTGCTGCGCAGAGCCGACCACCGACCCGAGCTGGCCCGTGAGCGTGCCGGTCGTGCCGTGGTTAACGGGCGCCTCGCGCACGCGCACCAGCACCACCGGGCCGCGCACGTTAGTGAGCGTGCCTCCGACTGTGGTGGTGACCGTGGGCGCCGTCGTGCTTGTGCCTGCCGTGGCGATGGCATAAGCGCTGTATCCGCCGATGTCGTTGCCGGTGGTGCTGTCGGGTTCGTTCAGCTCAACCGCCGTGCCAAACGTGGCACCCGTGGCTGTGATTGACTGTGCGCTGAACTGAGCTGGCGTGGTGACGTCGGTTGGGATACACATCGCCCAGATGGCGAGGTCACCCGTCTGGAAGTTGGTCGCCGTCGTGCCGCTGGTGAGCGCGATGCTCATTGGGCTGGTCGGCGTCGTCGTGCGCTGACCGTCGGCTGATCCGTAGCTCAGGGCGCCGCCGCCCGAGGGCACGCGGACCATGAAGGCCCAGGTGACGTCGTTGCCACCAATGGTGACCGTCAGGCTTCCTGTCTGCCCCGCAACAGGCGAGTTCCAGGAATAGATGAAGAGGTTCGTGTTTCCGCTGTCTGCGCCCTGCGCGGTGTAGCCGCCCGCGTTAGTCAGGCTGTCCTGCAGCGTCCAGCCCGTGGGCGTCGTGACGGTGCCGCCGCCCACTGCCGTCGGCTTCTGACCGACGAACAGAAGCACGGCATCCGTGGTCAGGATGCCGGTTGGGTAGGCGGGTGCAACAGTAGTGCCGCTGGCCGCGCTGTACGCGGCTGCGGCTGCTACTGGGGTGCCGAGCGCCATGTCGGCGCCTCCGTCAGGCGCTCAGGGCGGTGTAGGTCAGGCTGGAGCAGGACACCGTGTCGCCAGCGGCCACCGTGAGGCCGTTGGTCATGTTGATGTCCGAGCCCGAGGCCGCCAC